TTGACCCAGGGTTAGCTCTACGATACGCCTTGACACCAGCCTTGGTCATTCCAGCACCAGACTCGGTGGACCGGAAATTCTTTTTGTTGCGAGGAGGCATCTTTTTAGGAGCACGAGCCATTACCTACCTCCTAACTGAATAAATACAGTTATTGAAGTATTAGCTGGTAAGGTGACATAGAGGCCGTTGTCGAATATAATGCCATCTCCCGGTATCTCCATACCAAAAGTTCCAGTGCCCTTTTCATCCACTTCCATCACAACAGTTCCCGATGCAGCGGAATCATTGTCGTACAAAATAATGTTCCCAGATGTTCCGCTATCATGATTGACAATAAAACCTTTTAACCGCCCCCGGCAGTCCGCAAGAACCCCGGAAGCGTGTAAATGTTTTGCAATGACTTCATTGCCTGCCATTAGCCAAAAAACGCCGTAATTGATGTGATGTTTGTCAGTGTTACATGACATTCATCATCAAAAATCATACCGTGATCTGGGATGCTTATTTGCACATCATCACTCGTGTTAAAAACCATTGAAAGAATGGTTGCGCCTCCGCTGCCGTTTTTAAAAACAACAGCAGGAGACCCACTCCCAGCAGTTTTCACAACGAAAGACTTCAGACGAGTTCTACCACCTTGTAGGGTGCCAGTTGCCGTTGCTGTCTTAGCAAAAATAGAAGCAGCCATAATGCCCTCCTATTAAGCAAGGTTGTTGTTTTGCTGATACAGAATTGTAAAACGAACTTCCCCAGCGGTTGTTGCCGCAGACGCTGTAACTGTCAAACGAATGTCTGCTGTTCCAGTGTCTTCCCACGCCAATGCACCACCGGCTTCGGTTGTTGGATACTTACGGCCTGCGGTTGTTCCACTTGCAAAAGTGTTCAGAATTGTAGAGGCACCGCCTACTGTATCCCCAACACTAAGGTTAGTGGTAGTGTTAGCCGCAGTAATAACGTCAATCACACAGTCAATAATCTGGGAATTTGCAGGGATAACAACGTCAGTTACAGACGCTGCAAGTGCACCGCCAGAAAGATCCGCTGAAAAAGTCTGCGCCATAACAACTTGACCAACATTAGCAATGTTTGAGCCAAGAGTTGAGCCTGTTGTATTTTTGATGGTTCCGGCCTTAATAGGACCAGAGAAAGTAGTTGTCGCCATGAGTTTACTCCTGTCGTGGCTAGTGTCAGATCCACCTTGGATCTGTCAGGGTAACACTACCATACACGAAAAAAAAAGAAGCCGCAATTAATACGGCTTCAAGTTTAGGGAGATTCTTACACGCTTACAGTATAACAAATAAAAGGGCGACTGAAAAGCCGCCCTTTAACCCAGTATGGAGGACTAGGATTCTTATGCGCCGGGTGATCCGAACACACAACGTGGGTCTGAAAAGCCGAAGCTGTAACGCTCACGGGCCTTAAACCGCATGTTGCCTGTGTCGAAGTCTGCTTCCATCTGTGTAGACAGTGGAACACGCTCAAAGTGGATGAAACCACGAGGAGCATCTGTGAGAACGAAGAACGCATCTGGATCTGTAAGGAAGTCGTTAACGGCGTAGCCGTCAGGAAGCATTCCCATTGACCGAAGTGCGTTGATGTCGTTGTCAGCAGTACCAACACGCAAGTTGGATACCATCAGACGCTCTGCAACGAACTGCAACTGGCGAGGAATCACCAGTTTTAGACCGCGTAGTGCGACTTTCAGGCCACGCTCATCAACGAATCCAGCAATGCTGATCAAAGCATCTTCAAGAGATGTTTCGTTCAAATCAGCGGATGTGCCTGGCTCGTTAGCAAATGTGCTACCATTTGTCAGAGGGTGTGATGCGTCACAAAGTGCCACACCGTCACCACCAGCAAATGCACCAGCAGTAAACGCATTGTTTAGAATGCTGGCAGCTTTAACTTGCTTTGTGTGAGCCATTGAACGGGCAAGAGCACGAGTGTAGCGAGATGAAAGACGATCATAAAGATTGTCCTCAACAGCTTCTTCTGTGATCGAAAACGCCAGAGCGATGGTTTCGTGGTTATACCGAGCAGTATATGCTTCGTTGGCATCGTCAAAATTGACGGCAGAACCTTCCGACTTAGTCGGGGCAGCTCCAAACCCGGAAAGCATGACCTCTTCTTCAAATGCACGATCTGAAGACTCAGTATCAAAGATTTCGGCGTGCTGATTTTCGTACCGGTTGTACTCCATGCCAAACAAGGCATTGAGGCCCGGCTCCAGCTCTTTCGCCAGTTGTGCGCGAGAAATAGCCATTACTGTGCCTCCTTATACGCCGGTTGTCGAAGGAGTACCAGCAGCAATCGCGCCATTAGCGGAATTAAAGCTGTTATTCAATCGAACGATTAAACCAATACCAGCTGCCGTAAAGTCTTGATTCTCCGGATCAGCCTGAATGCCGATAATACGAAGCTGCAAGGCAGCAGTGGTAGCGATTGTGCTGACACCCAACTTAGCAGATGAAATACCTGTGGTTGTTGAACCAGAAGTAGCCGCTGCAAAGTTTGAGTTAGCAAACACATGACCGCGTGCAGTTGCTTCGTTAGTAAGTGAAGCGTCTGAACAGATTACAAATGTCTGCATTGGGTTATCATAAACGAAGGCTTTGACAGGGAAATCTGAGTCCGCGCCAGAACCAGGCCAGTAGTTTGAGAAAACTGTTTCACCAGTGGTAGACGAAACGTATTCACAACCTCCAAAAACACCGACAAGACCTACCGTTCCACCAGCCGCCGCGCCAACAATGTCAATAAAGCCAGTTGCCAACGGGATAACAGGGGATCCTTGGTAAATCGCGTTTGTGTTTCCAGAGGCGATACGATATTCGGTCATACCAGTGGTGTTTGCAGCCTGACCGACTACACCAATCGGACGAAGTCCGAATGCACCGTTAGTATTTGCCATGATAGCAATCCTCTAAAGTTAGTCGGAGTCGCGTGTGCGGCCTCCGAAAGTTACACGACTTTGCCTCTCATTACTGATAGGCATGGAAGGATGTTGTTCCTTCATAAGATCCTGATCTACAGCCGTCATTTGTTCGCGGGTCCGGCCCCGGTAGTGTTCGGTTCTTTCCTGCGCTGTCTCTTCAGGTATTCGGGCTAGCATTAACCCACCGTTACCAATTACACCCGCATGTTGACCCTCATCAATAACAGCATAATCAAATCCAGAATACTCATCGGCTCTGACTGGTTCCCATCCCTCTCTAAGTTTAGAGTGGACGTTCATTTTGTCATCATCACCTCTGAGAGATGTCCGGATCCAACGATGTGTGTATCCATCGGGTGGAGCGGGTGCCTCTAGTCGGCTGGGCGGTGCCCAAGGCTTTCTGCGCGTTGTCTTTTCGCGTGTTTCGGTCGATCTTGATGCTCTATCACTCATTTTTCTACTCCTTAACGTACTTAGCGTATTCTTCAAGAGGAACGCCAAGTTTTTTAGCAATAGCTACCTGTGATGGTGTCAACTTGACCGACCTGCGCCCCTGTTTTGTACTGCGGGAAGCGGAAGTATCAGCAGAGGCGACTCTGTTACTTCCTCCGTTTTTACGACCAGAAAACCGAGTTGGAAACTCTGATTTCATACGCCGATCTATTTCATCATAGTACTCATCGCTCTTCGGGTCAAACCCTTCTTCTTCTACAAGCCTGCGATGAATACCAAATGCAGCATAAGTCATGACTTCGTCCTGACCAAACCACTCATTTTTTTCTGCCCAACCCTTCGCTTTTGGATCAGGTTGTGCAACTGGTTGTGCTTGCTGAACAGGTTGTTGAGCACGCTGTACTGCGTCCCTATCACCCTGCTGTACTTTTACTTTTTCTTGCCGTTGTTTCGCTAGGCGATAACGCTCCTGCTCAATAGCGATCTTCGACAGAGCCTGCTGCGCCTCCCACATAGCGTCAACATTGCCTGACTCATGAGCGTCACGATACGCAGACTTTGCTTGAGTTAGCTGAGAGTCAAGCCGTGAACCGTATTCACTTAGATAACCCTTGTCTAAATTATTTAATCGTTCTTTTAGCTTGTCGTTCTCACCTTTTATGGTTTGCGCGATACGAACAGCTTCCTCACGATCTCGCTCTTCTTTACGATAGCGATCCGTAAGGTCTTTAATACGTTTTTGAACTCTTTTACTATAGTCATCAAGCTCTTCGCCATCAGCCCCTGAATCCTCAGAAGTACTGACTTCAACTTTTCCTTCAGAGTCCGAACTCTCTTCAAGAGTAACTTCAACATCTTCATTTTCTTGATCTTCGTTTGATTTTCCAACAACCCGGTTCATTTTACTCTCCTCAAACCTGTTTTACGTCTTCTGGTTCAAGAATAGTGGCGATCACTTCGTCATCATTAATGATACGAACCTCGCCTCCCTCAATCTTAAACCTAGACCCCGCATATCGACCAATACATACCCACTGACCTTCCTGACACCATGGTTCAGGCTTGTCTCCAAACTTATTAGGATCTTGGTATGCCAACGGGCCTAACTTCAAAACGTAGGCTACTACAGTAGCTAACGCCTCTCGTTCACGGGCTTCGTTGGGGATAATTATGCCACCATCTGTCTTAGCTTTTCCCTGATAAGGCATAACAAGGAGCCGCCAACCAGTAGGCTGCGGGAGTCGTTCTTTTAAAGACTTATTTACAAGATTTGGGTCTAGAACCCTGTCTTCTTTAGATATGTAAGGAACAGAACTTTCTTTTTTCTCTTCGTTACGTTGTTTTGCAATGTGGTCAGGAACTAATAATGTCTTCGGCATCTTCTATATGTTTCCCCAGCAAGGACTTGATCTCTTCTCTAGCGAATGAGAGTCCTTGTACCTCACCTACTAGCCGCTGATACTGTTCAAAGTTTTGAACACCACCAGTTGTTAACATAAGAGCGATCTGATCTTCTCGCTCTCTTAACAATTTATATATGTATTTTGAGAAGTCTGCAACATCCATTATATAATATCTTTGTACT